CGCCATTGTGCCGATGCCAATGATTGTTGCCGCTGCTAATGCCACAGCTCTTTTTGATACTTCTTTCATTTTCATGATATTGCTTCTCCTTACAAAATGTTATTTAACACAAGTGTGATGGTTTTGTCAGTCAACTAGCCTGTTATATCCATTCAATGTCTTACATGCAGCCCTCCTTTTCGTTAAAATAACATTGGTTATTTTGACTCAACATCAAATGAAGGTATTTTTCACACTATATACGTGTATTATACCACTACTATACCACTTTGCAAAGAATTTCTTATTCATAAGGCAAAACTTCTAAGACCTGTCAGCTGATGATTCCAACCATTTACTCGCCATAAAACATACCATACTTATGGCGAAACAATATGCCAAACCACCGATAGATTTTAATGGTAAAAGAAGAACTTCTTTAATAGGGCTGAAAGAAATTCCCATTATTACAAGAGACATCACAAACCTTGTTATAGTCCTTTCTTTGGCAATAATAATTGTTTCAACTACAACCAGACATACACTCGCCACTTGCATAATGCTATATAAAATGGTGTCTTGTGATATTAGCTGCCATGCGGACGGATGTTCACATAAGTCAATCAAAATGATTTCGCATAAAAATGCAATTATCAGTTCCAAGCGAAATAGGGTATAGGCTGCACCTCTAAAAATTTTTGCTACTTTTTTCATCGTCATCATACCTCCAAATAAGTGCATTATACCATTGCTATACCAATGTGTAAAGAAGTACAATTATAAAGATTTTTAAATTGCTTGACAAATGTACTAATATGGTGTATTCTGTATATAGAATATAGCTACATTAAAGGTGCGGCTTATATTTGCCTTACAAAGGGAGAGCGGTTTTGCCACCGTTCTCCCCGCTTTCTTTTTTACGTTTTTCTATAAGTTAAAAATCACATTAAGGTCTTTATGTAAAATATTTCCCCTGTTTTTCTTTTTCTATAGTCCGACATACGCAAAAGACTCCGGCAGACACATCTGTTCTTCTACAGACAGGTCATCGCCGAAGTCTTCTATAAGCAATGCAATATGCATCTTAAGCTACGCACAAACAGGCATTATGAAAAATTTTTGAAGTACAATGAGCGTTATAGTGCTTTATGATTAAAAAATGATGGAAGTTTTTAAACTTCCATCAAACATATCGTTTATTTTTAAACGGTAGCTATTACACACCAGTTCTTTGATGGTTTTTCAGGCAATGGTTTCGTTGATAATAATCCTCGGTTGGAATCTTCTTTGGGTTTTACACTGTCATCATAATCAGCAATAACTTTCCGCATTGCCTTGCATAATTCCATTACGCCGTCCGCCTTTGCCTCGATCTCCAACTTATGTTCTGCCTTTGCATTAAGAGATTGCTTCATCGCTTCCTGCTCTGCGTGCAAAACAATCTGCTTAAGCTGCTCTACAAGTTCTTTTTCACTCATGTGTTGCCTCCTTTACAATTTCATCTTAAATTCGCACAGGATACCCCGACCTCTTTAGGTCGGGGAGGAATGCGCCCGTCGTCAGACGGCTCTCCTTTCTGTCAGTATGTATTCAACATGGAGCTTTTGCAAGCCCCCCACTTCAAGCTGTGAAACAGCTAAGTGGTTGGTTATTGACGACATAGGCTATTGAATATAACCCAGAATGTAAATATCTACAATGTGATCCGCGTCATTAGGTTCAAATGCATATTCTACCATCAGTTGAACCTTTTTATTTTTTGCTGTTTTGATGCCAAAAACCTGTTCATATGCTGTAGCGTCTCCGTTACGGACCGTTATCCCTACAACACCTCGAAGATAGTATAGAACATCATTATAGATAAGGCTGCTGTCTGTTGTAAAATCAGCCGTTACCTCTAATTTATTGTCTGCATACGCCTCCAGTACAGAATTTATTATTTCGTCCGTATAAGCATTGATAATATACTCGTCTCCAGCAAAATATTCAGTCAACGTTTCTGTGAATGCGTCCTGATCTGAAAGTATATCCGTATAATTGTTGCCGAACAAGACATCGGTACAAGCTGTTGCTGTATCAATGTACGCCTGTGCATCACTGCTTTTCTTACTAAGCGTATCCGAAAAATCCTTATTCGATATGTAATATTCCGTTTTCTGGAACGGAACATCATACAGTTCGATCGGAACATCTGCCCCACTGTATGTGGTTTCTAAAAGATAAGTCGTATCTTTAATGTCTGTCTTATCTGATATGATAATTTCGGATTTATCAACTCCAAGTTTGGACAACGATGCCACTTTTTCTGTTGTCGAACCCCCGCAACCACTCAGCAGCAGTGCTACGCTTACCATTCCTGCTATGATTTTCTTTTTTTTCATCACTCTTTTGGTATTCTTCCTTTCTTAAATAAGTGTATTATACCATATATACACCTATGTGTAAAGCCTCTGTCGAACGTATGATTTTTGGAAATATGTCTTCTGGACACCAATCTTCCAGCATATGACGCATTAAACAATAAGAATGCGTCATATGCCGATATTTTCACAA